TTCATGTAACCTCTGCGTGCCATCAAGAATCCGGCTTGTTCTTCGTTGAGACTTTCTTGATCCATCTCAATGATTGCATCGAACAGTTCTTTTGATTTTTGATCCATTTTTTGTGTATCTTATTATCGCCTTGTAATGTTTTCACGGAATCCCACGAGCTGTTTCTCAACATACGACCTTGCTCGCTGTGGAGCTGTGAGAAAATCTCGGAGTACAACGTAATTTTGCAACCTTGCTTTCAGATGTCTTTCTCTGCGACCTCTGAAAAGAAGATTTGCAAAAGTGATTGGTGGGTTCTCGTGTCCCGTTAATTCTCGCTCTATCGATTCAATCATGGTTGAGACGTGCTCTGCGATGTCTTGTGTCGAGACCGTCTTCTGAGAAAGAGCATTCGCCCACTTGTCGAGAGTTTGAAGCTCGTCTTGTGTCAGTGTTTTTGTATCGATATTGAATTTCTTGAGTAAGTCTTCCATTTGTTGCTTTAATTATACCATGTTTAAGTGGTCGGCATACCTTTTACTTGTGGACTTCTTGGTTGGATAGGTGATGGAACAGATCCATCCGATAGAGCCGAATTCATATCAGCACCACTTGTCTCATCAAAGTCGAGAACCTCATCAATCTCTTCTTGTGAAAGTCCATCGATAAGATCGAGAGCCTTCTTCTTCATGATTCGCTTGAGCGGTATGTTTTCAGGGAACATTCCGGACACTGCCTGAATCTTCTGAACCTCTTCTATGTTCTTTTGGTTTCGTTCTGATGTTGAAACTACACGGCACACATAGCCGGCTTCATCTTTCCAATCTGCCGGTGAAACCACCTCTTCAAAGTAGTTGCCTTTGTATGACTTCTTCTGAAGTTTCACTGCGGTGATCCACTTCTCGTTTGCCATCATAACCTTGTACCACTTTTCACCGAACTCTCTTCGTGCCGGTCGGTAGAACTTTGCGATAGAGTTGATGCGGTCGTTTGAAGACTGAAGCATGAGCTTGATTTGACCGAGTGTGACATCACCTGATTCTTTCACGCCTTTCTCAGTTGCGGTCGATGCGGTTGCTTTCTCGACCATACCGATAACGAATGACATTTCATCGAGACTCTCTGAAAGCTCGGGGATGTCAACTCGTTTCGTTGTTTTGTTTGGATCTCCTGCTGTTGGATACCAACCCCACGGTGTCGGTTCATACGTCTGAGGAACCCACTTGTCCGAAACAGTAGCATCGTAGTATGTCATCCCATAATTTCGGAGTGTTCGGTTCTCAACAAGTTGACTGAACCATGAGTTCAAGATCTTGTTCGGTGTTCGCACAATATCTCCAACTCCATCAGAATATACATCGGTCTTTTCTACATCATCAGCCCATGAAACGAAGGGGAAGAAATTGATTCCTAAAATGTCCTCGAGTGGTTTCATCAAAAGAACAGTGTCTCCATCGGTCACACGAACGAAGATCACGAGCTTCTTTCTCTCATCGCTCCACAAACGAATATAGTGTTCAGAAAGGTTTAAGTAGGTTTCGCCAAGCACCGGATTGTTTATGTCCCACAACCCGAGATCTTGCAATCTCTCATTTCGTTCCATGAGTTGTTTGATATTCTCTTCAGATCGAGCAAGCCCCATCTGTTCAGCATACTTCTCCTTGAGTGCTTTAACTGCTGTTTTCTCATACAATGGGTTTGCTTCAACCTGTGAAAGAGACCTGAAGATATTGATATGTCCCATATACATAGCAGTATTATCGAGATCTGAAGGATCAGCATATCGGTCAACGATCCAATCATACGGCTCAAGAACCTCTGCTGTTGGTCTACCATCAAAAAGATTGAGCTTCATTGTCGAGCGACCGTAGAGCCCTTCTTGTTTTTTATCCACAATGTCCTTGATCTCAAAGTTGTCTTTTATGAACCACCATTTCCAATACTCATTCAAAAAGATCTCTTTCTGTTTGTCGTTTGAAAGAGACTCGAAGTAAATATCTGGTGTTTCGTCTGTTTTAGAGAGAATCGTTCTGATTGTCTCCTTCATGAGTGGTACGTTTACCGACTGACGTTGTGTGAGCCTGTTGGTTTGTACTTTGTCACGGTAGAGAGAGTAGTTTTCACGCCAATCAGGATGACGGCGTTCTTGATATGAAATAGCACCTTCAGCGTATTTCTTTGTTCGCAATGCGATGATGCTCTCGTCATATGAAATAGTTTTTGTTTCGCCCATTCAGTACGATGTAAAAAGATTACTTATAAAAATATTATACCACAAAAATAAAAGTCAATACACTTTAACTCCACAGTTTTCTTCCTTGCTCAAGAACCTGTGCTGGATCTGGTGGAATGAACTCAGATTTTTTGGATGATGATCCTTCAAAGAAAGTGAGCATCAGTCCATCCGCAACGTCCGGAGATTCCTCTCCACGCTTTCTCATGTCTTCTTTTGGTTCGATCACTGTAAGTCCCTGACCGTTCTTCTTGTACCGGATTCGAAGTAGCTCTGACCAATCAATAGCCGGATCGAGAGCACCAACACGCTTCACCCAATTTGCGAGACCGTTCTTTCCTGCATAGAGTTGAGCACGAAGGTTTGCATACTCTGACATTTCCTCATCTTTCTTTGTTTTTGGGTTCCACTTGGTAACCTTCTCAGTAGCCGGAGACCCCACATTCACACCATTGACTGTGTATCCCTCTTCGGTCATCTTATCCTTTACACCACCACCAACACCAACATCATCGAGCGACACGTCCTCTTGTGCAATGCGATGTTCTTGCATGAATGATATATTCGTTCCTGCGACAGCCATCAGGTCACTTTCATGACTCTTCTTGAGTATTGTTGCGTAGTTCTCACCTCTCAACGCCCATACGTTGAAATTACGACCACCACGAGCGATATCATTACCAAGTCTCTTCCTCCCGTAGTGTTCAGCACCGTTCCATCGATCGGTTGCCTTTTTGATGTCTTCTTCAGTGAGAAGATACATCCACCCCTTGTCATCAACATCTTCAGCTCGAGGAAACTCACACTCATACAAAACCTTGAAAAACGAATACGGACGGTTCTCATCGATTGTCTTATCGTTGATACGTCCTTCGTGGATTCCTTTGTAGCAATCAACAAGGATCTTGTGGTAGGTAGGATCGAGCCGACTCTTAAGGAAATGATTCCGGTTGAATGGGTTTCCAATCTTGAACAGGAAGTTGTCTTCCGGATCGTCTCCAAGCATTCGCATCACCATTGAGTGATCATCATCATCAATCAAAGCTGACTCATCCTCGATCACGTTCTTTGCACCAAAACCAAGAGCTTCTTTTGCTGAACAGATGAAGATCTCTCCAATCAGATTGTTTCCAACATCAAAGGAGATATGATTCTTGTTTCGATTACGGCGAATAGCTTCAGCACTATCTCCACGTTCCATGCGAAACTTCGATGCGGTGTACTCCGAATCAAAGATGTGAGCGTTGATATAGCCCATGATGATTTTCGCTTTCTCTTTGTTTCCGGCTACGATCGCCCACTTCTCCGGATACGTTGAAGCCCTCGTCAATACGGCGAGAGCTGTTGTTCGTGACTTCCCGAATCGTGTGAATGTTTCACAGTGAACTCTAGGGTGCAACCGCATTGATATTGTTGCAAAGATCTCACACTGAGAAGGGGATAGGAGCACTGGAGATCCGTCCTCATTCTTATACATTGACTTCACGAGGTCATATACTTGTTGTTGTTTCTCCGTCATTATTTATTGAAAGTTCTTCTTTTTTTTCTTTTCGTATATATCGGATTTTCTTTTTGTACTTGAGATTTAGTTCACGACCCTTCCTTGATCGATGGTCTCTGTGTTGATATCCTTGATCGGGTGCTTTGAGTGATTTACATCTCCTTGCCATTCATAACTAAAATCTTCTAACTATTCTTCCGACTCCACCGGTTGCCGGAATGAACACCTCAACCTTGTCCCCGATGATGATTCGAATGAAGTTTCGGTTCATCTTGCCGGATAAGTAAGCAATGATTGTCCCCCCACTTTCCAACTCGACCTTGAACTTTAAAGAGGGGAGTGTATCCAAAATAACACCTTTTTCTTTTCTATCCATTCACTGTTTCAACTGCTTCGTTTTTAACAAGAGAAACAAGCTCTGGATTCTCGAACTCATTCCCCAACAATTCAACCTCAGTGACATCAAGGATTCGACCGCCAAGAGATGCTGGGACTGTCAAAACAAACTGAGATGTTTGTGAAATCCACTTCATGATGCCGTAGTCAACCGTAAGAGACCCAAACTCATTCTTCACTTGCACTCTGCATATATCTCCCTCGAAGATCTTTTTCCTATTCTTATCAAACTGACCCGAGAACCATAAAAGCACAACATCGAACATCGCTTTCCGTGAGTTGGCAGGCAAGCCATCCGGAGACAACGTGAATCCCTCACTGATAAGGTCTTGTGGTTGCAACATCCGGCTTGTGTCGAGATCGTATGCTTTGTACTCTCTTGGGAATTGAGATGCTTTCATTATTTTGTGTTTACTATGTCAATACTACCCTGACCCCAATACTTACCTGCGTACTCGAGCAATATCGGAATGTTTGCTTTTTGTTGGTCGTATCGATCCCAATGCTCCAACTGCCACCACAAGACCGCTTTTGCTGTAATAGCTCCGTAATACCCTGTTTGGTACTCAGGCTTGAGCTTTCCTTCTTTGATGAGATATTTCTGAAGAGCAAGCACTGAAATGTTCTTGTCTCCTATCTCACACGGCTCCGTTGGTTTTGGTGTGAGGATCGGCTCTGGTACTGGTATGTCTTTGACTGCGTACACTTTGCATGCGAAGTATGTTCGACCAAGAAAGAACTTGTCGTATTCAATATACCTCAATCCACGACCACCAAACTTCGCACTGTCTTGAACCGCAAGCCACTGTTTCCCATTCTCAGTGAAGTCTCCTTTTGGAAGTATACACACGCAATGACGAACATGAGCTTTGTTTGCTGTGAGATTCTCATCGATAACCTCTACATACTCTTTTGACCATTCTTCTTGTGTTGCATAGATGAAAATTGAGACCGCTTTCCCATTCGCAACGTCTACCGGCACGTTCTCGAGAAGAAGTTCTCCGGTTGCTTTGTCGATGTATTGAAAATACTTGAAGTCTTTGATCAGTTGATACCCACTCTCACGCAACATAGCTGTTGCTTGTTGTTCTGTGAAGTATTCCGGAGTAGAGAAGTCATTGCTCTGACCTGACCGGATCTGATCATAAATATCCACACCAATACTTCCTTCTTGCGGATAGTTGACCCTCTTCCTATACGCACGCAACCTCGATATATCCGGAGTAGCAATGCCTTCATATTCGAGTTGAGTCAAGAAACCATGAGGAACACACGAGCCTGTATACCACTGATTGAACTCTGTTGCTGACGGTTTCAGTGGTTTAACGTGTATGAACGGCGTGATCAATGTCGCACCCACGACCTCTTCGGTTGAATAATCTTTGTCTTTAAGGTGTTGAGGACGATTGTCGTCCAAAGCGTTCGCACTTCTGATCTCGTTTTCTTGCATTGTGTTGTAAAAGTTAGTTTATAAAAGATTGTAGCAGGGATGGGAATCGAACCCATGATCTCAAGGGAATGAACCTTGTGAGATGCCACTTCTCTACCCTGCGTTGACTATCTCTAGTATACAACAAGCTTGTGGCAAGTAGAAACGAGATAGTGTGGAAAAACTATTCAGTGTCTTCTTCTTTTGTTTTAAGAGGAGCAATCGATTTCAAAGATACCGTTTTGTTGCCAAAATCGACCTCTACGACCGCAAAGTCATCAAGTTGAGCATTCGGTTCAATTTGCTTCTTGAAAGCTTCTATGACCGAATATGCGTAACTGGTGACGTGTTTGAGATGTGTATCTCTACCTGCTGACTGTAGTGTTTTACGGTTGAACACGATTGCGGTCACCGGAGTGTTCACATGCTCGTCAATCTTTTCCTCTTCTTCAGTGACAACGTGTGGTTGTGATGTTTGAATACTCATTTCTTCCTCGAGCTTATTCACTTTTAGGATGTTCTCTCCATTATCCCCCTTCCCAATCTGAAAGTCTCCGGTTACGAAGTAGAGTTGTTGTTCCCGATAGTCCGGAGATCCGACATCGAATGATACCGGATTCACACCATCTCCCATGTCTACTTGAACAATGTTGATATCGTTCTCTTCTACCAGTTTTTTGAGTGATACTATTTTCATTTGTTTTATTTTTTTACTTGTTCAGCTTCTTCTCGATATCCGATTGACCGTGTCGCCTTTGCTTTGGTATCGGAACTGCCGAGGATCTTCCCTTTTTCACCAAGGATCAGCCACTTCTTGCGACCGTTGTTCTGACTTTGGTTTTTGCGTACTTTGTAGGGCATTGTTTTTTATATTACACACTCATCATACACCACATCTCGATCTCCTGCCGTATAGCTCCAATGAGCTGAGTCAAGATAGAAGTCCATGCGACCTTCTGACGTCTCTGTATAAAATGGTCGATTGTTTATTGTTCCGGTGAAAGTGAACCCATATTCTCCTTGAGAGATTTCTGTGATGACCGGTGGTTCGAGCTTTGTCGTGTGTATATTGCAGTTGTTGAATGGAATGATCACGGTGACTCGTGTCACAAGACCTCCAATCAGTTGATCCGGAGTCGCATTCTCTACCGTTAGCGGTACTTCTGCCGTCAAAGTCACTGTTTGTGCTTCAGATTCTTGAGCTGTTGTGAGTATCAATACCCACACAAGGGACGAGATCAAGAACCCAAAGACCATACCAATCCACAAACCTATATTGAAGTTTTTATTATTCATCGTTTTTTTTTGCTATCTCTTTTTGCTTGTAATTCTTTATGTACCACACACAGTGTTGAATCTTTTATTGCTAGGCGGTAGCACTTGTATGGTCTCGCTTCCGTAGGTTTCACGAGCCATTCACACGTTTTACGATTCTCTGTCTTTGGTCTAGTCATTTTCAAAATCATTTATCATACACTGCTGAGTGCTGATTATAATCTGTTTGAGTTGTTTTTGAGTGAAGTCACCCCGATTGATTGCATGTACTCTTGATGCAAGCTCTTTGATGTGCATCAACACAAGCTTTGAAGCGAACTCTTGATCTGACTGTTTACTGTGTGTCATGGTGTCAAAATCTTTTTAATATGATCAGTCAGTTCTGTGAGTTGAGGGATATCGACCGATTTTGAATCCTCCTTCATCACTCCTGCAATCTTGGCGATGTCACGAGTTGAAGCGTGAGCAATAGGAAGATTCTTGTTTTGATATGCGAGTTCTGCGAAACGTCTCTTGATAGTGTCCGGATTGAAACCTGATTCCAATAGCACTGCATTTTTGAATGCCTGAATGTCTGGTTTTGTCAGGAGGTCATATCCGGAGCTTTTCGATGAGAGATATTGCTTCGAATACTTTCCGTCTTTGTCTTTCACGACTGATGTTTCGATGTTGTACGCTCGAATGTAAGCAAGAGTTGCATTGTTGAAACACTTGCCGTCTTCACTTCCGAGATAGAGATACACGAAGCGAATCATTGACGGCTTGAGTACCTTCTGCAACGCAACAAGAACGCTCTCCTTCTTCTCTTCAGTCTTCTTTGTTGTGGTCTTTTTCTTTGTTGGTTTTTTTGTAGCCATTGATTCTATTCTACACCATTACTCACTTGTTTTGTCTATTGCTTCAAGTCGTACTTCAATACCTATGTTTTGTTGAATGATGTTTTGGATATTTTCAATCACTGCCGTGTTGATGATCGGTTGATTCACTGCTTCTTTTGGAACGGTAATTTGTGCTTGGAAATCCGGTCTCTCAAACAGTTGGTCTGGAATTTCTATTGCAACCTTCACGGCTATTTCATCGAAATCTAGCGTGTTTGGGTTTCCTTTAGTCATACGGCTCGAGAGTTTTCTGTATGTAGCCCCTTCATAAGGTTTTTGTCCTTTTACAATGATGTACTGTGTTATTATCGACATGATTTTATAGATCGTTTAATGCTCTCTGGTTCTCCTCTTCGCTGATGGTGACTCTGAGAGATGTTTTTCCTTTTTGTTGATAAAGGTCGTTGACGATTTTGTTGAACTTTAGGATTGAACATCTGAATCCGCAAAGACCATTCGAGCACTTCACTTCCGATCCATGCTCGAGAGGATCTTTACAGTTTGGACATTGGTTGTCTTTGAAGTTTCCCCAGTTCATTTGCTATGTATTATCTTCGTCTTCGTTGTTGATCCGGCAAGGGCATGTTTCTGTTTCTGTGCCATGAGCAATGTTTCCGTCTGAGTCTCGTTCATCTGTTTGGATCTCTCCCGATCCTCCGCAAAGTGGACACTCGATATCTTTCATTACTTCGCTCAGTCTTTTCATGTTATTTTTTACGGTTAGTGAGCTTCTGCAACTCGAGTGCTGATTCTGTTGTTTCGATCTCTATATCAGGAATGTTTATCCTAGCTTTCGATGCGAGGTCTTTGAGATGATCTGGTGCTGACTTCATGATCTCTTCGGCGGTGATGTTTTTTGTTTTCTTTTTGTCTACAAGGACGATGGTGTATCCGCTCTTTTGAGCAAGGGTATCAACAACTTCAAAAAGTTGTTTGTATGCCTTCATTGATTGCTTTCGAATCTCTTTGATGTCTTTTGATTGTTTCTCAATGTCATCACAGTGTTCACCGAGGTGTTCTTTGTTTAATTCTGTCTTCTTAATTACTCCACCAATGACTCCGCCAAGAACAATAAATTGGATGATCACAATGATGTATAAAAGTACAATGAAAAATGTTGTCATGATTATTCTCGAATTAAATCTATTTTGTAATGTTCAGAGAGCAACAGGCGTTTCTCGTTGATATAATCGAGTGTTGAGTAAGGGAACATGAGTATCACGATCGTATTTCCATCCTTGTACTTGAGTTCCTCGATCGTTCCATCGAACTCGATTGTTGGACACAATTCCGTCATCTCTGCGAGTTCTGACTCAACCTCTTTGATCTCGTCTTTGATTCCTGCGAGCTGTTCTTTCTGGACTTGCTCGAGTAGTTGCTTCTCACTTTTTAGTTCTTCTTCCTTTCGTTCAAGATCGGCGATCCGGTTCTCAAACGGTTCCTCGTTCACTGAGAGCCGGACACTGTA